AGGCGCTGAAACAGTCGCATACCGTAGCTATGACGCGGCAGGTATGGCGAAGATTATCGCCAATGGCTCTGATGACCTGCCTTCCGTTACTGTAAAAAGTAAGAAGTCAGTCAAGCAATTGTACTCGATCGGTGATTCTTTCGAGTACACGCAGCAGGATATCCGATCAGCTCGCATGGGTGGAACTCCACTCGACGCCAAGTTGATGAGCGCGGCACGAAGAGCGGCGATGGTTGTTGAGGATGACCTTATCTTCAACGGTGACAGTCGTATCGGCTACACTGGAATCATCAACGATCCAAACATCACAACCTTAACGGCACCCGACAACGGCGGCGGCAGTAGCCTCTGGGTCGATAAAACACCAGACGAAATTGTCGCAGACATCTCACTGGCTGTCAGTGGAATCGTTAGCGGTAGCTTAGGCACCGAAGCACCGACCACTATGGGCGTGCCAACAGCACAATACGCGCAGATTGCACAAACCAGAATGGGCGACGGTAGCGATACCACAATCCTAAATTTCGTGTTGGCTTCAAACCCATACATTAAAGAGATTGTTCCAGTCTTCAAGTTGGCGGATTCAATCGCAGCCGGTTCCTATGACGGGCAAGATTGCGCGCTCTTCTTCGACCGTAACCCAGATAAGCTCTGGGTTGAGGTTCCTATGGACTTTCGCGCATACCCAGCTCAAGAGGATGGCCTTATGCTAAAGATCCCTTGCGAGCAGCGTACAGGTGGAATTATTATTGCTTATCCTCTTAGCGTTTTACGCTTAGATGGTATTTGATTGATGCGGGTTGTGTCTTGGCTTGCGGGGGCTGGGGCACAACCCATTTAACCTTTTTTGGAGACTAGTAAGATGTTGGTAATGAATCACAGAGCGAGGACTATCTGCCTGGGTAACTCTATTTACTTAATGCCGGGCACCAATGACGTACCTGATGTTAAGTGGTTAGGTGCTGCAGATGGCTACAAGCATAAGCGCGGCATCCTTGGCAGTATCGAGTGCGGCGATATCACTATCGTTCACGATGCTGTCAGAGAAGGCGAAGAGCCCACGGAAGTCAAGATTACGATTCGTTTGGTCCAGGAGACATACGATTCCCGGATACTTGAAGACTGGTTACCAGAAGCTAAGGGACGCCTTAAGGGTGCGATCAAGGACCAAATAGCAAGAATGAAGGAAGACATATAAATGGGAATACCAACAGACCCATCAGCGGCTTATGTGGACCTTGTCAGTAATGCCAAGTATGTGAGCCGGACCAGTGATACTGCGGAATTTGACGCTTTAAAGGATTTGTATTTGATTTATCTGAATACGAACGCCAATTCCTTTCCAGCTAAAAAGCAGGTTCAAGGGTTGGCTTTGTTGGTATGTCATCACTATGCGCTAGACTCCACTAAGCCACCTGATATCGGTATTGCAGGTGGGGATCTAACGAGGGGCGCAGTCACTTCCGAAAGTGTTGGGGAGGTATCTATCGGATACGGAGGCATGGCAGCAGCGGGTAGCATAGACGGCTGGAAGGCTTGGCTATCCCAAACTGTTTACGGTTCCGAGTTTATCTACCTTATGAAGACCTTTCGACCTAGCCCCTTGGTGCTGTGATGATATTTAATTCACTATTCACTGAAACCATAACCATGTTCTGGCGCGTAGGTGGAACCTATGTCGATGGTCGATTCGTCGAAGGCGCGCCCGAACAGAGCCAAGATATAACGGCGAGCGTGCAAAGGCTGGCCCCGAGAGATAGGGAACTATTACCCGAAGGCTTTCGAGCCAGTGACAGCATTAAAATATACACCCAGATTGATGTGGTGCGACTCATTCAGAATAATGAGAACCCCGCATTGACGGCGGCAGAGTTCGAGTATCAGGGTACCCGGTTTGTCATGTTAACAAGTGACAGGTGGGAATACCTTATCCCACATTGGAAGGTAACGGCGGTAGCTAAATGAGCAGCAAGAACAGCCTAAAAATCAAGGAAGACAGATCCCAGATGGCCATGCTTAGGGCTATCTTGGATACTGATATGGCTGTTAGGGTTGGCGTGCTATCCTCGCCCCAAGGTACCGATATGGGTTCTCCTTTGAAAGCTCAAGCGGCTAAGAAGGAGCGAGGCCCCAAGGGTCGAGGTATCGTCAATTCCAAGGATGCGGATATTGTTGACATTGCTATGATTCACGAGTTCGGATCACATAAGGCAAATATACCAGCGCGCTCCTTCCTGCGATCGACTGCAGAAGACCCGAAAACCATTATCAGGGTAGAGGCCCTTATCAAGCGGGCCTTTAAAAAGGATGAGAGTCTTTCTAAGATAATGGAAATAATCGGGGTCGGTTTGGTGTCACAGGTCAAGCGAACCTTTCGTCATAACGACTGGGATGCATTAAAAGACCCGACCCGAGGCGGCAAGAACAAGAAAGGCCAAGCTAGGCCCCTGATAGATACCGGGCAGCTTCGCGCATCCATTGGGTACGTGGTCGAGAAAGATAACCGGGGTGCGTCATGACTATAAGCAGAGCAGATATAGAAGCGGCTATCTTTCCCGCTGCAGTAATGGCAGGGACCAATGCCAATGTAATATTCTACTACCCGAACGCGCCAAGGCCACCATTGCCCTACACGTCATATAGATATTTCTCTATGTCACCGTCACAAAGCATCGCCCGGAGATTCAACAAAGAGACACAGCTAGTTGAATTTTTTGAATGCCGACAGGTGACTTACCAGATAGATTGCTTTAGTACCGACCCAACGCAGGCCCAAACCGAGGCGGCGAATATTGTGGTAGGCTGGATTAAGACTTTGGTCCGAGAAAAGCTACACGAGAACCAACCTATCTCAGTTTGGCGAACTACTGGCCCACAGGATACCACAACTTTAATAGATGGGGCCTTTGAGAGTAGGGCGACATTTGAGGTTGTTTTTAATATACTTGTGGAAGATGGGTCAACCACCGAAGATATAGGTTACTTTGACACAGTCGGGGATATACCCTGGACAAACATAACATAGAAGGGGTGCTTGAATGCCTACAATTAGCGAGATAGTAGACGTATCCATATCAGTTCAAAGCTCGGCTGTTGCAGAAGCGGGGTTTAACTCACTTATCCTGGTAGGTGACGGTGACGCCGGGGGCAACTCTGGGGTAAACTTTAACGCCCTATGGGCCAACCACGAAGTAAAACCATTTACTTCCTTCGAGGCATTGGCTGCAGATCCGGGTATAAAGCCTAATAGCAACATTATCAAGATGGCACAGGTTGCCTTTGCACAGGTTCCATCGGTTCCTACTGTCTATGTATCCCGTATTGATCGGGGCACACCTGCAGAGCAGGTCAGCACATTGACCTATCTCACCATACCATTTGAATCGGGCCAGTCTATCTCTGTAGATATAGATGGGGTCGCAATTGCAGCCTCGCCTATAGACTTCATTACTGACCATGATACGACCATGGCTGCAATTGCTTCTGCCATAGCAGCAGAAGCCGGGGTCGCTACTGCAGTAGCTTCCGGGGAAGTAGGCTTTGAGGATGTTATCACTATCACGGGCGCGGCTGCAGGTGACAGTTTCCTAGTGACTTCAGAAGTCTTAACCGGCGCGGTTGTAGATGAGGCAGTCACTCAAGAAATCACAACCCCAGCAGTTAACTTTATATCGGCTACCGATATCACAGATATCCTGGCTAATAGCGATGCTTGGTTCGGCTACGCGCATGACTTCACAAATAACGCCGATGCGGAAACAGCAGCGGGCGCATTGGCAGCTACGAAGAAATATGGCGGGTTTATTTACACGTCGATTTCAGCACCACCGAACTTGAACACCAACTTTTCTTTCCTTCAGTTTGTCACTAGCGCCGACCCACTCGGACAGTGGACACAGGTGGCTTGGTTATCTGCGATGCTTGGCCGAACTGTAGGAAGCTACAACCCAGCCCATATGAGCCTGGAGCTTGTCGATATTGTATCCCTATCCAGCGCGCAAGAGACTACTCTGCGAGCCGACAATGCCAACCAGTATAGTAAGACGGCTGGCCTTGATTTGACTTACGATGGTAAGGCAGCAAACGGCGGTTTCATTGACACCTTTATCAACGTGCTTTTCTTGGAGGCTCGGATACAGGAACGGGTATTCGGCTTACTGGCTTCCAGCGACAAGGTACCATATGATGATGGTGGAATTTCATCGGTTGCGGCTTCCGTATCTTCAGTGTTGCAGCTTGCCGAGGACCAAGGGATTCTCTTACCGATTCCTAAGTTTCAAATCACTATCCCATCGGCTGCCAGTATATCGCCGATTGATAAGAGTAATCGAGTTCTTAATGGGATTTCGTTCGTGGCTTTCGCAGGCAGCGGTGTCAACACGGTTCAAATTAACGGCGTACTAGTAGACTAAAAGGGAGATACTAAAATGGCTTTCGAGACATTCGATCCAAAGAACTTAGTTATAACCATAGCAGAAAAGCCTATTGAAGGCTTCGCGGAAACTATGGTTTCTATCAGTCGCCCCAATCCTATGTGGGTTAGTCAGGTAGGCGCAACAGGCCATGTCTGTAGAGTCAAAACCAACGACTTCACGACTGATGTAAATATCACATTGCAACAGTGTAGCTTTTCAAACTTGCACCTTAGCGAGATAGCTGCAGCCGATGAGTCTATAAATAAGGGTGTTTTTACCATTCTTATTACTTACAAAACGGGTTTAGACGCTGCGGGCGATGATGTGCTAAAGACCCTGCTATCTTCCAGTACCGCATACATTGAGAAGCAGCCCGATGCTAGTTGGGGCAACTCACCAAGCGATTGGGAGTGGGCTATCAAGTGCGCGGATACTTCAGTCTACAACTTAAGTAAAACGTCAACATCCGATCATATTTTTGTACCAGCACCATAACCTAGAGGCTAACGTATGTTAAGACAGTTTGACCCTAAAGACTTCGACATAACCCTAGCTGGTCACAAGTTTGACGAGCTGGATGCTGATTTCTTATCGGTCACAACTGACTTCGATCGTTTCTCTTTGATTCAAGGTATAGATGGGGATGCGGCAAGGGTTCGCAATAAGCTGCGATCCGGGGTGATAACTATCAGCCTCTTGCAATCGTCCCCATCTAACAACTACCTAAGCTACATATCGGCTCTGGATGAGCTTACGGGGTTGCTGGTATTACCCTTTCTAGCTAAGGGTAAGGAAGACGGTAGCACTA